TGCTGAAAACGAGCGTGGCCATGTCAGTTCCTTGTCGTGATGGGGCGGGGTTGCAGGCGCCAGTGGCCGACCAGCGGCCAGCCTGCGGGCAGCGGGCCGGCCACGACCTTGCGCAGTCCGGCATGGGCATGGACCACGCCTTGCGCCGATGCTGCGATGGCGAGGTGGAGTTGGCAGGGGGACGGACGCAGCACCAGCACGTCGCCGGTCAGGACCGCGCCGCAGGCGGGCACCAGCCCCAGCTTCGCGGCAATGCCGGAGAAATCGGGAAGGGTTCGCGTGCGCAGTGCATAGCCGTTGGGCAGCGGGCCCTCCCGGCCGAGCGCGGCGGCCAGCACGCCGACGCAGTCCAGCCCCGTGCGCGGATCGCGGCCATGGAGCCGGAAAGGCGTGCCGACCAGCGCCGAGGCCGCCGCCGCCAGCTGCTCGCCGGTCATGTCACCCGTCATGCCGCCGGTCCCGGGTAGCGGGTGAGCATGTCGTTGCCGGGCAGGAACGGCTCGCCCCGGAAGTTGACGGCATTGCCGAATCGGCCGGCGCAGGTTTCCAGCGTGTGGTCGCAGCCTTCGCGCAGGAGCGCGGGCGTGCCGACGCGGATCGCCTCGTCGAGCGGCTCGTCGAGAACGAGCGCGCCGTTCTGGTCCGGCCCCATCACGCCCATGACCGTGCCGGCCTGCGGGCCGTCGAGCCAGCGCAGGCTGCCCCCGGCATGGAGCGCGGGGTCGCCCGCACCTTCGAAGCTGGCGGTGTTGGCGGCCGGGTCGAGCGCGGCGAGGCGCACTTCGCGGGTGAAGCGCTGCGGGTCGAGGTTGCACCCCGGCCCGCAGAAGACCGCGCGGCAGGCGGGGCTGGTGCGGGGCACCGGATCGCGCCACAGCTGGGCTTTGCGCGATACGAGCTGCGCGCTGAACGCCCCGGCCTCGTCCGTCACGGTGCCGATGGTGCCCGCGTAGAGCATTTCGCGCGCGCCGGTTTCCCAGTCGACGAGGCCGATGCGGACCTGCGCATGGTCGAAGCGGCCGGCCGCAAGGTCCTCGCCGGTGATCGCCTCGTGGGTCAGCGCGCCGCGCACTTCGGCGCTGTCGGCCTCGAAATCGGCGGACTTGCGGATCGAGCTGGGCACCATGCCCGGCGAGGCGCGGTGGAGCACGCCGTCCAGCCACAAGTCGCGGTCGTGGGTGGTGAAGCCCAGCGTCACCCCGTCGCGGCGCAGGATGCGCCAGAAGGTGGCGACCGTTTCGAGGTCGGCGGCGAACCAGGTCCTGCTCATGACGCTTCCCGGATCTCGACGACGGGCACGCTGGGGGCCTCGCCGGCGGCGAAGGCGGCGCCCGAAATTTCCAGGCTGTCCTCGGCGAAGCGCACCGGCACGTCGAACAGGAAACCCGCGCGCACGCGGGCGCCGGCGGCGGGCGGCTGGTCGAAGGCGATCACGCCGCCGTCGCCCAGCCGCCAGTTGCCCACCTGCAGCACGCCGCCGACCGAGACGAGGATCGTCGCGAAGTCGGGGCGGGTGATTCGGCGCACCTGCAGGGCTTCCTCGTCGGTGCCTTCGTCGCCGTAGCGCTTGACCAGCGGGAAGTCGGCCCTGAGGGCGTCGCCGGTGCCGATCTCCTGGTCTAGCGGGCCGGGCGCGCCGACCATGCCGTTCGAGCTGAAGTCGCTGGGATCGCGCAGGCGAAAGCCGCGCGCGGGTCCACGCCGGGCGCGGAAGAAGGCGATGAGCGCGCCCAGTTCCGCCTCGGAACGCACGCCGGGCCCGACGTCGAAGCGCAGGCGCGCGTTCGACCACAGGCTGTTGCGCCGCTCGAAGCCCGAGGCCATGACCGAAACGCTGGTCGAGAATTCGGGGATCACCGTCGCGTCGCGGCCGAGCGCGAGGGGATAGAGCACGTCGTCGAAGGCCTGCATGGCATTGGCTCCTGATGGGGTCGTCGACGGCAGGCGGACGTATCCGTCGCGCGCCACTTGCGGCAGCGCCCAGACGACGATCTCGTGCGGGGCGCGGGACAGCGCCTCGTCGATGCCGGCGTCTATCAGCCGCCACTGGTCGCGCTGCGTGGCGGCGAGCACGAAGCCGGCGAGGTAGTCCTGCTCCCCGGCGGGATAGCCCAGCCGGTCGTCGACTTCGGCGTAGGCGCCGCGCCGCAGCCCGTCGCCGCCGGCGGTGAGCCAGTCGTAATCCTCCACCTGCAGCCGGTCGAACGCGGGCGCGGCCCAGCCCAGCGGCAGGTTGGCGCGCCTGAGTTCGGGCATGTCGGGCGCGAGCAGGGTGGGCGTGAAGACCAGCGCCAGCGCCTCGACCGGGGCGGGCGCGACGGCGTCCCGCACCGCCGCCACGAGGCTCGCGGTGGACTGCGCCAGCAGCGCGCCCGCCGCATCGAGCAGGGCGGTCCGGGTTTCGTCCAGCGCGGCGCGCATGTCGGGAATGGCGGGGGGAGCGCCGCCGAACGCGGCCCTCGCGGCATCGTCGTAGAGGCAGATGCGGCCATCGCCGAAGGTCCACCACCAGGGCTCGCCCACCTGGAAGCGCACCGGCGCGCCGGCCTCGGCCATGAGCGCGGCGAAGGCGCGGGCCGCCGATTGCAGCCACGCCATCGCCGCCGGGTTCGCGGGCGACAGCAGCGTCGAGGGCGGGTCCCACCCGGTCAGCGCGGGATTGCCGGCAAGGTCGCGCTGTTTCCAGTCCTCAGGGCAGTGCTGGCCCAGCAGTTCGTAGGACAGCGAGGCCACCGGGCTGAAGCCCTGCGCGGCGCACTCGGCGAAGAAGGCGCGGTGCCAGGCGCGGGTCGGGGCGTTCAGCGGATCGCCGCCCTGCCCGGCAAGGAATGCGCCGCCGGTAGCGGCGAGCCGGAAATAGTGGCTCATCCCGACATAGTGCACCACCGAGCCGCGATAGCCGAGCTGGCACATGCCGCGCAGCAGCCGCGCCGGGGTCTGCACGCCCTGGTCGTCAAAGCCGGTCGCCATGGCGAGGCCGTTGGCGGGCACCACCACGTCGCCGATCTCGAGCATGGCGCGGGCGCCGTCGGCGGCGATGTCGCTCAGCTCGATCCAGCCTTCGGTCTCGGCGGGCAGCGGCTCGGTGCTGGCGGCGTCGTAGCCGGGCGGCGCGAAGGAGATGAACAGGCGGTCGATCGCGCCGGGCCACACCCGGTCGGCCTCGGCGGGCAGCTGGTAGCCGCCGTCGAGCCGCGAGAAGTCGAGCGAGACCAGCGCGTCCTCGCCGGTCCCCTGCGCGTAGTTCCACAGCCGCACGTACCAGGTGCGCGCGGCGCCGGCTTCGTCCCGGCCCTCGATCGTCAGGGTCGGGCCGTTGACCGCGTCGAGCGGCACGATACCCGAGGAGCGCCAGCGAAAGCGCAGCGAGGTATGCGCGTAGTCGCGGTCGGTGCGGTAGGCGAGCAGCGGGTGGTCGAGCGTGTCGGCGCTGTCCCAGATCAATCCGCCGAGGTCCGCACGGCGCACGAACGAAGCGTCGAGGCGCAGCGCACCGGGGGCGGCCGAGACGACGCTGGCCATCATCGGGCGCGGGAAGTTGACGGTCCAGAACCGCGGATCGAAGCGCATGATCCAGTCGCTGGCCTGCCCTTCGCGTTTGTCTGCGAGCCAGAATGCCATGGCGGTGTCCTTGGGTGGGGTTATGAAGAAAAGGGGTCGTCATCCCGGACTTGATCCGGGACCGTGGGCGTTCCTTGAGGCGATAGCTCGCGCTGGGCCACTGCGGCGGTGCGCCTCAACGCAAGGTGGGCGTGGCCCTTGCCCACGGTCCCGGATCAAGTCCGGGATGACGGGGTGGGGGGTATCGATAGGGCAACTCTTCAGGCGATACCTCGCGCCGGGCCACTGCGACGCTGCGGATCGACGCGAGGTGGGCGGGGCCCTTGCCCAAGGTCCCGGGTCGAGCCCGGGATGACGGGTTATCCCGCCAGCACCCGGAAGCGGTATTCCAGCAGGATCGCGCGGCGGCTTTCCCCGCGCTGTTCGGCGCGGGCGCGCAGGAACTGGAGGGTGGCGATGTGGAACGAGGGCTGGGTGCGGGGCAGCGCCTCCACCCGGGCCTCGATCGCGGCGACGAGATCGGCGGCGGCGCCGGGGGCATCGCCGCGGCAGTGCAGTTCGATGGCGATGCGTACCTCGCGGCCCGGCGCGGTCTTGCAGCTCCAGTCGGTGCTGGCGCTGGAGGCGATGGCGAGCCAGGGCAGGCTGGTGCGCGAGGGGGCTTCCTCGGCGACCGCGTTCAGGCTGGCGGCCAGCACCGGATCGGCGGCGAGCCAGGCAATGAGGGCGGCGCGCATGGGGATTTCCATGACTTATCCTCCTTTCGCGAAAAGCGGCCAGACCAGCCCGGCGCGGCGCCAGCGGCGCTCGTCGCCGCGCGCGGCCAGCAGGCGGGCGGCGCGGTGGGCGGCGGCCAGGGTGCCGGCCCTCGCGGCGAGGCGCGCGGCGAGGGCGGCGAACGGCGCGTGGGCCTCGATCATGCGAGGCGCATCCGGCGCCAAGGCCGCCACAGCGCCGCGACCGAGGCCGGGGGCAGCGGAGCGGCGCCGGCTCCGTCGCGCTCGCGGTGCTGGTGGGCGGCGAGGCGCACCACGCCGTGGCGCAGGCCTTCGGGCAGGACGTCCCAGTCGGCGGCGAGCCCGGCGGTGAAGCGCACCGCCACACGCCCGGTCTCTGCGGATGGCGGCAGGCGCACGCGGCCGGCGCCGTCGGCCTCGAGATCGGCCTCCCAGCCGGCAGGGTCGAGCGCGGCGCGCGGGCCTTGCGCCGGGACGGACTCCACCGCCGAGATCGCCTGGACCGGGCGCGTGGCCAGCGTGTGCCAACCGGCGCGCGAGGCGAGCAGTTCCTCGCATTCGGCCTCCAGCGGCATGGCGCCGATGAACGCCTCGCAGGTCTCCAGCGCGGCGGCGAGCAGCGCGGCCAGCGGCGCGTCGTCGCCCGGCGCGGTGATGCCGAGCCATTGCTTGAGCTCGGCCAGCGCCGATGACGGCAGCGCGGACCGCGTAAGGACGACCCGGTTCATGGGTATCTCCCGAGAAATAGGATGAAGAAGGACGTCGCCCCGGGGGCTGGCCCGGGGCGACGCAGGTTCCCGCGCCGCCGCGAGGGGAAAACGGCGGCGCGGGCCTCGGACCTTGTCAGGCCGAGATGCGCAGCAGCTTGATCGCGTCGGAATCGAGGACCTGGCCGCCGATCCGCTTCGTCGCGTAGAAGTGGACGAAGGGCTTGTTGGTGAACGGATCGCGCAGGATCGAGGTCGCGGTGCGTTCGGCGATCAGATAGCCGGCGCGGAAGTTGCCGAAGGCGATCGGGCAGACGCCGGCGCCGATGTCGGGCATGTCCTCGGCTTCGACCACCGGGTAGCCGAGCAGGCGGTTGGGCTGGCCTTCCATCAGGCCCGGCTGCCACAGGAACGAGCCGTCCGCCGCCTTGAGCTTGCGCACCACGGCCAGCGTCTTGGAGTTCATCACCCAGCTGGCGCCCTGGCGGTGGCCCGCCTTGAGCGAGTGGACGAGGTCGATCAGCTTCAGCTCGGGCGAGACGTCGAAGCCGGTCGCATTGCCCGAGACGAGGTGCTGCAGGGTGCCGAAGATGCGCGTCGCATCGCCGGCGGTGCTGGTCGCGGCGGTGAGGAAGCCGAGCGGCTGGTTGGTGCCGGTGCCGGTGATGAAGGCCGCGCCTTCCGCCCGGGCGAACTCCATGGCGATCTCGTCGGCCAGCCAGGACTGGACGTCGAACGCGGCATCGTCGAGCATGGCCTGGCTCGCCGCCGGGTTGGCGTAGAGTTCGCCCGTGGGCGGGGCGATCTCGGCGAAGGCGGGGGTGCCGGTCTGGACGCGGGCGGCGGTCTCGCTGACCCAGCCCGAGGCGGTGCCGCCGGTGGTGATCAGCTTGCGATAGCCCGCCGTGCCGGTCTGGACGACCTGCGCGATGGAGCGGATCGGGCTGATGTTCTTCAGCCGGGCCGAGATCAGCGCGTCGATCTCACGCGGGACGGCATAGCCGCCATCCGCCAGCACCGCGCCCGAGAGCGACTTCAGTTCGGTCTCGCGGCCCGAGCGCAGGTAGCCCTGGACGAAGCTTTTGACCTCGAGGCTGGCGGCGGCCGACCCCTCGATCAGCGGGCGGGAAGCGGCGCGCGAAACGCGGTCGAGGCGGGCCTTCACGTCGTCGACATCGCCGCGCAGCACTTCGACGGCGGCTTCGGTGGCATCCTGGCGCGCGACCAGGTCGAACGAGGCGTCCAGCGCCTCGACGGGGGGAGTGGCTTCCATGGGTATTCACCTTTCGTTGGTGGGGAACGGGGGAGAGGGGGGAGAGAGGGGGAAAGAAGTGGCCGTCATCCCGGACTTGATCCGGGACCGTGGGCGGTGCTTCAGGCGGGAGCTTTCGCCGGGCCGCCGCAGCGCCAGGCCCGAAGGTGGGCGTGGCCCTTGCCCAAGGTCCCGGGTCGAGCCCGGGATGACGGGCGCTTCACGCGATCAGATGCACCCGGGCTCCGTGCTGCATCGGGTGGGTGACGAGGCTCACCTCGAACAGGTCGATGTCGAGCAGTTCGCGGCCCTGCCCCGCGCGGCGGCTGGCGCGGGCGCGGTAGCCGAAGGAGAGGCCGGTGACGGTCCCGCGCTTCAGCGCCAGTCCCGCCGCGCCCAGCGGGTTGTCGACCGAGGCGACCACGCGCAGGCCGCGCTCGTCCTCGGCCACGGTCTCGACCCAGCCGATGCGCAGGTCCGCGCGGTGCTGCCACAGCAGCGGCAGCGGATCGCGGCGCTCGGCCAGGGTGCGGGCGAAGGCGCCGGGCCGGATCGTGTCGCGGCCCGCATCGGGCGTGTCCAGCAGCGCGGCATAGCCGGCGAAGCGCAGGGGGCTCATCGCAGCAGTTCCGTCGCGCCGAGACGCACCGCGAGGCCCAGCAGCAGCAGCAGCGCGCAGGCGCCGCGCACCAGCCAGCCGATCACCGCCGCCTGCGCGCTCGACTTGGCGTCGCGCCAGGCCTGGAGCAGCTCGCGCAGCTCGCCCATGTCCTGCAGCGCGGTCTCGTCGCCCAGGCCGATGCGGGCGAGCATGCGCTGCGCGCCCAGTTCGCTGGCCTCCTCGACCACCGCGCGCAGGGTGACGAGATCGCCGCCCTGGGTAGCCGCCTGGGCGAGCAGGCCCGCCAGCATGTCATTGGAGTTCATGATCTGGTCTCCTGACCGGATGCGCGGGCGGGCAGGCCCAGCATGCTGCGCTTCTCGGCGTCGTCGAGGAAATCGGCGGCGCTGACCTGCGACCACAGGCGCTCGCGGTCTTCCGCCAGCGCGGGGACGCGGTCGAGGTCGATGGCCAGCGCGGCCTCGGGGAACCACGGCGCCAGGCCCTCGGCGATCGCGGCGAGCAGCTTGCTGGCCAGCGGCAGCAGGGTCAGCCGCCACAGCGCGCGGTTGGCCTCGCGGTAGTTGTTGTAGGTGGCGTCGCCGGGCAGCCCGAGGAGCATCGGCGGCACTCCGAAGGCCAGCGAGATGTCCCGCGCGGCGGCGGCCTTCAGCGTGGCGAAGTCCATGTCGGCGGGGGTCATCGCCATCGCCTGCCAGCTGAGCCCGCCTTCCAGCAGCATCGGCCGGCCGGCATTGGCGGTGCCCGAATAGGCGGCGGCCAGCTCGGCCTTGAGGCGGTCGAACTGCTCGCCGGTCAGCCCGGCGCCGCCCTCGCCGTCGTAGACCAGCGCGCCGGAGGGCCGCGCCGCGTTCTCCAGCAGCTGGCGGTTCCACGTCGAGGCGGCATTGTGCGTGGCGATCGCCTCGTCGGCGGCGCACAGGCAGCCGGCGCCGTAGTGATCGTCGCCGGGGTGGAAGTGGCGGATGTGGATCAGGTTGGGCGACGCGTCGTCGTCCAGCAGCGGGATCGACAGGCGGCGCCCGGCGACTTCATAGGCGAAGGCGGCGGGCCAGCCGTCGTCCCCGGCGATGACGCTGACCCGCTCGGGCCGCAGCGCATAGAGTTCGACCGGCCGCCCGCGCGCGTCCTTGAGCACCTGGACATAGGCGTTGCCGTGCAGCAGCAGGTGCGAGGCCAGCGTCTCCAGCAGCGACTGCCCGGCGCTGGTATCGGCGACGAGCGCGGCCAGCGCCGGATCGACCGGCCCCAGCGGTGCCCCGCCGATACCCTCGGCGACGAGGCGCACCGCGCGTTGGGCGACAGGGTTCTCCAGATAGGCGCGGCGGACGGCGCCGTTGTATTCGAACGGCGCCCGGCCCGCGCCGGGATCGGCGAAGAACCACGGCGATGCGGAACCGCGCGCCAACGGCACGCGGGCGCTCCCGCCCTTGAAGGCGGCGAGCAGGGTTTCGATGAAGGACACTACGGTTCCTTTCGATGGGAG